CCAATAACCAACTGGTTCAGGAGGTTTGTAAAAGGTAACAACTTCTTTAGCCGTTCCAATTCCTACGTCACCTGTTATTGGGTCTACCCTTAATCTAGTATCTAACTCACCATTTTCTTTATATGTTGGTAATGGATTCATGTTTTTTCTCCTTGCATTTGTGAAACGGCAGAACCCGACCAATCCAACCAATCAATTCACCACATTTTTGGCAACAATAAGATGGATGTTTTGTTTTCATTCTTTTCCCCTTGCTCGTATCCAATCACGAAAATGAAAATATTGCGGAGGTATTAATTCTGCACACTTTTCACGTTCTTTTTCTGCTACCAGTTTGGCAAAAGCCACAAAGTCTTCTAGTGGCAAACGACCAATAGCAAACGATTTGTCTTCATGCTTTCCAACGGACTTTGAGCCATCCAAAGCAACGCCAATAGCCAATCCAGCTTCTTTAGCCATCTCTATAATTTCTTCTTTAGTCATTCTTGTCCCCTTGCTCGGATAGCGTCTCCCCATGTTCCACCACCTTCTTTCAAAATCCAATCAGACATAGTGGCACATTCCTCACGTTCTTTTTCTGTTACTAGCTTGGCAAACTGTACTAAACTATCTAGCCACATTAACTCACCAGTTACATAGTCGTACGGTAACTTTGCTTTATGACCCATTTCTATGATTTCTTGTTTAGTCATATTTTTTCCACAATTGGCCTCGCTTTTTTTTGCATGATTGTTTTGTTTACTAAATTTATTGCTGATTCAACATCTTTAACTGTTGATGCTTCTAGTTGTGCGTCATGCAATTCCATTAAAAAATTAATTGCTTTTAATTCAACTCCTTTAGCAACAAATCTATAAGTACCAGCTCCTCGTTTTGCACATTCGTACAAAGCATCTTGGGCTTTTCTTATTTCTTTTGCATAATCATCACCAATTTTTTGAATAGCTAATGCTTCTGTAATATTGAAAGCACTAATTAAAGTATCAATATCTTCTTTTGTGGCTTGTCCAAGTCTTAATGCTTCTAATGCCAAATGATTTTTCAATTGAAGGTTTATCAATACATCTTTATGTTTTGCCAATGGTTGAAAACCAGAAACAACATAACTAATCGTGTCTAAAATTATTCCTTTAGGACGGTATTTAGATCTTTTTTTCATTTTTCATATTTCTAACAAAAGCCGCAAATGAAGCTGAAGTATTGCCAAATGGCATTTTGTCAAATTCTTGAGCGACTTCTTCTAACACTTGATTACGAACGAGATTTGCAAAATTTTCAAATTCTTCATCGGTCAATGGTTTAAGTTTATTGTTTGTCATTTTGTAAATTCTCAATCGTGAGCCAGAAAATAAAAAATATTCCACTAATTATTACAGTCAAAAAAGATAATGCTAAAAACCATAATGTTATGTTGATTAAGTCATCCATGTTTGCTCCTAGCTAAACCAAAGATAAAAACCATGAACAATACCGATGGGAAAGAATATAGCTCCTGCCAATAAAAATCCCCATGCGGCATGACCAACGCAATAGATAACGTGAGTTAACCATGCACAAAAAGATGCAAGTACAATCATTTCACTCATCTTATCCTCGCTACTTTTGCTTTTCTTAAAGCTAGTTCATATTGCTCTTTACCTGCATCGTCAAGTTTTCTCAATGGTAAGTTTTGATAATATCTCCATTTGTCTTGATATTCTTTAAGCTCAGATGGAGGTACCCAACCCAAAGCTCTCCATCTCTCCATAATGCTTGTACCGCTTGGTGTCCAAACGTATTCATCTTTCTTTTTCATTTCGCCTCCTGAGTTGATAAATCACCAGTTAAAACCAATGCTTGATTAATTTTATAAGTGTTAAATTCCATACCTTGTTTGACCAAATCTAAAATTAAATTAGCTTCAGATAAAGTCATTATTGAATCTTCTTTTTTTTCAAAGGAAATATTCTGATACATAAACATCTTTTCCTTGTGAATTTTTAACTTTAACTGATTTGGAAATAACTTTTACACCAGCATTTCTTAAATCACTAATTCGACTAGCCAATCTAAAACAACTAAACTTATGCAATGCTTCAAGAGCTGTTAATTTATTGCCTTTTTTTAAATATTTCAAAATTTCTTCGTTTTGAGATTTCATGGTTATTTCTCCAAAATTGAAGTTGTTAAAATCCATTCGCCAGTTTCACCAAACCAAGTTACCTCGGGCAACTTGCATTTAAAAAATTCAACTGCTTTCATTATTTCTGTTTTTGTTTTTTTATAATCACAAAGCGGTGAACCCATGTGAATTAAAATCCAGCCTCTTTCGCTATAACTTAAATATGTTTTATGATTTTCCATTTTTATTCCTCCAAAAGTCTGTCTTCAACTTCAATTAAATCACCGTGACTGAACAAATCAATTACATCTATACCATTAAAAAATATAGCCCAAATGTCTATTTCAGCAGGTTCGGGAGGTTCAGTTGGCAAACCCATTGCATCTCTGAACCCCCGATAAGGAGGGGTATATTCAAAAAGTACTTTGATTTGTGCATCATTCCAATCAAGTATTTTTTCAATCATTTTTAGTCCTTAAAAATCAATGTCATCATTGTTTGTTTCGGGCAAATTTAAAAACTTGCTATCAACAGGTTTTGGATCAAATAAACTTGCCCAACCATCCCAGCCACCTACAACGATTGGATAATTTTCAATTTTAATTTTTTCACCATATTTAGTATCAATAATTACACCAATTCTTTTAAAGCGATTTTTTTCTTCGCCTTGAGCATTGGTATATTTGTCAACTGCTACCATGATTTCTTTTTTAATTTTCGACATTTTTATTCCTAATTGATTCAAGTTTTTCTACGGTTTCATTTACTTCTTCAAGAAACTTCTTAGCTTCTTTTTCTAACATTGCAATCATTTCATCATCACGATGTTCTCGTTTAATAAATAACTGCAATCCTTCAGGCAAACGATCATCAAAACTAATAAAATCGCAAGCAGTTGCACCTGTGCAAGCCATTTGCCATTGCATTTGAATAATGTATCGTTTATCAATTTCTCCAGTTGTTAAAGTTTCAATATGTGTTGAAGTATTAGGGCATTTAATTTCAATCAAAAGATATTTAGAAACAATACCATCTGGACTAGCACCAGACATAGCAATATCAGGGTGATCGACAAATCCAATTTGATCGACCATTACTCTTTGTTTTGTTTCGTATTCAGCTCTAGCTAAAGGTTCTTTTTCAACACCTCTTAACATAGCGGCATTTGAATACGATTCAGCAACAGATTTGGTCATGCGTTCACATACAAGAGTTGCTAACATATTTTTTCGACTTGCTGAGTAACCGCTTTTGGTCGTAGCAATAATGTCAGGAATTCGAGAAGCAGATAGCTTTCCACATTTAACTGCAAACCATTCTGGCGAACCTTGTAATACATTATGAATCATTTTAGTTTCGCTTTCATAGTGTCTTTAGCAATTACTAATAATTTCAACCATTGTGGATAATGTTTAGCATACAGTTTGGCTTCTTCATAAACTTTAGCCAATGTTTCCATATCAGAACAAGCACCGATTTCTGACAACAGGTCAATCATAGTATTGTCTAAAGGTATAGAAACTTCGTGAGTATGTGAATCGGCATCGTTGTCGCCTTCTGTTGGAATAGCAAAGGCTTGAAATGCGGCATATTTATAGGCGGCTGACATTGCTTTGTTAGTTGCCTTATCTCCACTATCCATTGCTTCGCCAAACGTCTTTACGGTGTGTTTTGAGCCGTCCTCAGCGGATACAAAATCGAATTCTGCTTCGACTGTTACATAAAACAATGCTGAACCTGATTTAGACATACGTTCTACAATTTCACGGCTTAACATTCTTGGCAAAATACAAAGACCATGTTCAGCAAGCAAAGGTGACAATGCGTTGTAAACATCGTCAATACCTCGAAATTTGTAACCTGATCCTTGACTATTAGTTCTATCTTTACTAATGCCAATTTTTGACAATGCCGTTTGAACGGAATTAATTGCTTTGTAAACTTTCATAACATTTCCTTTGTAATTTCTTTAAGTTGTTCAATAGTCGATTCAAGTTCTTGTTTTAAGAATTCAACTTCCTGCATTAACAAAGCACATTGGCTTTTGTAATATCCACTTTCAAAAGCATAGCTATCACCTAATTGATATTTAGCCATTGCTTCTTTGCATTGCTTTTCAAGTATGTCAAATTTGTTCATTATGGTCTCCAATATAATACATCTAAGCAAATCACAACTATTGCTAATAAATAAACAATACGTGAGACTTTTTCAAATAGGGAATGTTTGATGGGATGGATTTCTTCGTCATAAAGCATGATTTTTCCTTAGTTAAGACCTCGAGAAGTTCAAGGGCTGAAGCAATTATAAATTCCGTAATATATTAAAGACAACAGGTTTTTCTAATATATTTGAAAATAATTTAGTTGTCGAATTTATTTCTCAGTTTATAATGCTTTGAATCTCGGCTAGGGTAGCTCCCGAAAAGACGATTCGTTACCGTCCTGCCGCCGATTCTTCTTGTAACGATGTACAAAAACGTAGGTACGAATGCACTATTACCAGTTCAACATTGGCGACTACGCCAGTCACACCCGACATCTTTCCCCTATTGAAGATATTGCTTACAGGCGATTACTTGATAACTATTATTTAAGTGAACGTCCGTTCAACAGCAATGTAACAACCGTTGCACGACAGATAGGTTTAAAGGAATACGAACAAGAAGTCGAACAAGTATTAAATGAGTTTTTTGAGCTTATTGGTGATGGATGGATTCATCATAGAGCTGAGAAAGAAATCAGCAATTACAAGTCAAAGATTGACAATGCTTCCAAGGCAGGCAAAGCATCTGCTGAAAAGAGGTTAAACGCTCGTTCAACGGACGTTCAACTAACCAATAACCATAAACCATTAACCAATAACCAAGAACCAATTATAAATACAGTACCTACGGTACTTGTCAAATCCTCATCGGATTTTGACTTGACAAGCCCGAGAATCAATTGTCCAGTTAATGAAATCGTTGATATTTATCACGAAGAATGTAAAAGTTTAGCTCGAGTAATGATGATGAATACCACTCGAAAGAAACATCTTGTCTCTCGATGGCGAGAAGTTGATGCTGAAGACAATTTACAGTCAAAAGACGAAGGGCTTGAGATTTTTAGAAATTTTTTTAGGCAAGTTAACAAATCTGATTTTTTGAGTGGCAGGACAAACAATAAGAACGGCAGGGTTTGGAAAGCAAGTTTTGATTGGCTTATGTTGCCGACAAATTTTTTGAAAGTGTGTGAAGGTCAATACGATAACGGAAGGAAATGAAAATGAGTTTTAAAAAACAATTGATTCAAAAAGAAGAACTTGAGACAGACATTACACCTTTGTTATGTAGTGAACCGTCATGTACAAAGATTTGGACAGTTCGTATGGAAGGCAGTAGACCCTATTGTTCTTTTCACCAATGGGGAGACAAAAGTCCAATAACTTTGTTACCTGAGAAAATTTCTGAAGTGCCAAAAGATGCTTGGTGGGCAAAGGATGAACTTTGATCGGTATGTTGAACATTATGCGAACTTGGCTTTACAAAAAGGATGGCTTGATTACGTAAGGCATCAAGTAAAACAAATGGAAGCAAATCCAATGTTTCAAGGTATCGAAAACGAAGTAAGACAAAGAATAAGAGAAATTCAAAATGAGAAGAGCCGCAAGGAGAGATGAAAACGAACAAGCTATCGTAGAGGCTTTAAGAGCTATTGGTGCGACTGTTTGTATGATTGGCTTACCGGTTGATCTTTTAGTTGGTTACAAAGGGGAAACTATATTGATTGAAATTAAAAATAAAAATAATAGTTATGGTAAACGAGGATTAAATCAAAACCAAATTGATTTTTTGAACGATTGGAGAGGTGGTTTGTTTTTTGTAGTTAATTCTGTAGATGAAGCAATTAAATTTTTAAAGGAGATTCCATGACTGATTTAGAAGAAATTTACAAAGCAATGGATAGTATTATTCTCGAATGTGATAATTTTCATCACGAAAAAAAAGATAGACATGGTTTTGATGAAACTTGTAAACCACTTTACAGGTTTATATTGGCTAAAGATTTATTGGAACAAATGATGAAAGAAAAAAAATGAACGACATTACAAAATCGCATCACAAAGCAGTAGACTTTATTCGTGACAATGCTGAAAGATATGCACAAGCAAAGGCAGATAGAGTTTATACTGAGGAATTCAGGAAAAGTAAAAAAGCATTGTTGATGAAAGATGCTATGTTAAACGGTATAGAAGCCGTGAATGCGCAGGAAAGAGAAGCATATAGTAATCCTGAGTATGTCGAACTTTTAAAAGGCATAGCTGAAGCTATATTGATCGAAGAAACTTTGAAATGGCAAATGATGGCGGCAAGTATGAGAGTAGATGTATGGCGAACTGAACAAGCAAATGCTCGAATGGAAGGTCGTGCGACTGAATGAATTCAAAATTAAATAAAGCAGAAAAGGATTATTTGTTTCATGTGAAACAATTACCTTGTGGTGTATGCGATCAAAGTGGTCCAAGTGATGCTCACCATATTAAGCAAGGATTACATTACTTATGTATTCCTCTTTGTAAAGATTGCCACCAAGGATCGTTTAACGGTATACATGGACAAGCTAGAATTTGGTCTGTTTATAAAAAAGATGAAATGTCAGTATTGAATGACACGATCAAAAAAATAAAGTTTGAATAAGTATTAGATTAGCCATTTAGAGAGACTTCGGTCTCTCTTTTTTTTGAACATAAAATAGCCAATATTACATATAAATAGTTACTTTTTTAAGTTTATATGGGGGTTTTCACACCTTAAAAATGCGAAAAAAGCTAAAAAAGCCGTTTAATACATTACAAATATCGCGATAATACTTATATGGACAGCAGAAAAGCAGTTCATACATTAGAAAGGATTTAAAAATGGCTAACAAATTAACAATTGAACAAGCAGACGATTTGGCTAGAGATGCATCAGAAGATCTCGGATCAATCGAAAGTACAACAACAGAAGATTTTTTAGTTTATTACGAATATGAAAACGGAGTATTTGTAGTGAATTTGAAAACAGGCAAAACCGAAACACATTTTGATTGGGAATAACATGAGCAACAAAGACATTCAAGAAATGATTGACAACGCAGACGCAAGAATGCAAAGACATTTGGCTTCATTGGAAAGCACAGATGCTAGTGAACTTTCAAAGTTTATTGTGACTATTTACGATTTGCCTTTAGCTTACACATTTAATGGTAAATCAGTTTTAAAAGCTGAAGTGTGTCATCTTGATAAAGCAAGCAGATTTGAACTTAAACGTGCTATATCACTTGCAAAAGAATCAAATAATGCTAATGGTGACAAAGGACAAGCAATCAATCTTTACGATGCATATATTGCAGAAATTAAAAGAATTATGACTTTTAAAAACGATTTGAAAGATTTTTTAAAAGAACAAAGTGTAACTGAAGAGGCTTGATTAGCCGAAACCCCGAGAGGGGTCTTACACAACTCAAAAAGGATAATTATGGCTTACAAAAAATTTTACGTAGAGGATTCAAAAAAATCGATGTTTCAAGCTCGTGAAGGGTTAGAAGGTCCATTTTTTTACGAATCTGGCGTTGTATTTTATTACGATCCAAAAGAAGGTAAGTATTACGATCCGACAACTGATTTTTATGTTGAGAACGAATATTTTCAAGCAGTTACAAATTGAAAGGATTACAAATGAAACTTAAACTAAAAGATTTATATATAGGAATGCTTGTTGTTACAACTAATGCCGATAACGGTCAAGTTTATACAGTTTCTCATATATTTCCAAATTCAACTCGTGTTGAAATTCAATGGATGGAAGGCGAGCGTCAAAGTATTCAAGGGATAGATTATTCATTACTTATGAAACCTACTTTGAAGCAAATTGAGTATTCTTTGTGGGCTTATGGTCCATTGGTTAGCTTTGATCAAATTTTAAACTTTTAAGGAGATAGAAAAATGGCTCACGAATTAACAATTAGAGAAGATGGTTTTACAGAAATGGCTTTTGTTGGCCAAACACCTTGGCATGGTCTTGGTCAACAATTGAATCAAGAATCAACAATTGAAGAATGGCAGGTGGCGGCAGGAATGAATTGGACAATCAACAAAGCTCCTGTGTTATATGCTCCAGAAGGCTTTCCTGTTCCATTCAAAGGACAAAATGTTTTATATCGTTCAGACAACAAGATGCCTTTGTCAGTTGTTTCTGATCGTTATAAACCTGTTCAACCATTAGAAGTATTAGAATTTTTTAGAGATTTGGTAGAAGAAAATGGTTTCAAAATTCATACTGCTGGAACACTTAGAGGTGGTAAACGTCTTTGGGCTTTAGCAGAAACAGGAAAGTTTGGAGAAGTATGTAAAGACGATGGTGTAGGCGGGTTTTTACTGCTTTCTACATCGTGTGATCGTACTTTAGCTACTACGGCTCGGTTTACTACTGTTCGTGTTGTTTGCAATAATACGTTATCAATGGCAAACCGAAATAATTCCAATATGGTTTCGTTTTCTCATATTTCAGAATTCGATCATGCTGGAGTTAAAGCTAAACTTGGATCTGCTGTCGAATCTTTTGGTACATTTCTTGAAGCAGCTAAGTTTCTTCAATCACAACAGTTAGGTGCACAACAAGCATCTTTGTTTGTAAAAGAATTAATTAGTTCTAATATTCAAGTTAAAAAAGAAGGAATTGAAAAAAATAGATCTTTTCAAAAGATATTATCTTTATTCGATTCAGATGCTAAAGGAATTGAATTGGTAGGTCACACTAAGTGGTCAATGCTGAATGCAGTTACTGAGTATGTAGACCATCACAATCCTTCCCGGTCAGATGATATGAGACTTGATAGTGCCTGGTTTGGATCTGGTGATAAAATGAAAGATCGAGCTTTACAATTATTGCTTGCATAAAAAACAATATATGTTAAACTGACCCCCATATATGTGTATGGGGGTTTTTTTATGGCTGAAATTCGTGCGGTATCAAGAATCAGAAAATGTTTTGAGGAGAATTCTCGTCCTTTGACATTAGCTGAAATCAAAGAATTGTTACCTGATCTTAACTCTAATGATATTTCAATGGCTCTTTGTTATTTTTTCAAACAAAGATATGTCAAAAGAGAAAAAATTCCAAACAAAATACCTCGTAAAAGAAAAACTGTTTATCAATATACTTATTTCAATGAAAAATTAAAAAAAGAGGTTACTGATGCAAGTTGAAAACATCGACATCAACAAATTAATTCCATATGTCAACAATGCAAGAACACATTCAGAAGAACAAGTAGTTCAAATTGCATCAAGTATTAGAGAATTTGGTTTTAATAACCCAATACTTGTAGACAAAGAACTATCTGTTATTGCTGGACATGGACGTTTGATGGCGGCGAGAAAGCTAGACTTAAAAACTGTTCCATGTATTAGACTAGAACATTTAACAGATACACAACGAAGGGCTTATATCATCGCTGACAACAAATTAGCTATGAACGCCGATTGGGATATAGAACTATTAGGATTGGAACTTATAAATTTACAAAACGAAGATTTTGATATTGACCTCTTAGGCTTTACTGAAGAAGAAATAAATAATATATTGAATGAAGAAGATGGTGAAATACAAGTAGAAAAAGAAAGTGTATTAGACAAGTTAGATGTTTCAATTGACGAACCAAGAAATCAAATTGAAAAACATGATAAATGGATTCTTGGCGACAAGCACGTTTTAATTTGTGCTGACGTTTTAAGAGAATGGCCTTTGTGGATCAAAGAATTAAATCAAGAAGATTGTTTGTTATTGCCTTATGCTGGTATTTATTCTGCTTTAGCTAAAAAAGCAAAAGATTTTAAGTTGGTTATTGTTCAGCCAGATACATACATTGCTTCACTTATCATAGATCGTTACCAAGATATTAACGGTACACATTCGGTAAGGAAAGCAAATGATTAATACTGGTGGCGTATGGGATTACAAAGAACAAAATGTTTATTTTTTAGCAGGTTCTCCATCTGCTTTTAACAAACAAGATGTATGTGATTACTACGATTATATATTAACTGCGGTCAATGAAATTCATAATGCTGACGATGAGCAGTTTCTTCTTGATGCAGTAAGTCGAGGTAAAAAAGTATTTATTGACTCAGGAGTGTTTAATTTAACAATGCAACATTCAAGAGCTAATAACATATCAATGGACAAAGTATTAGCATTGTCTCCAACTGAAATCGATGGCTTTGATAATTTGTTTGACAAATACACTCGAATCGTAAAAGAAATTGGAGATAGAGCTTGGGGATATATTGAAATCGATCAAGGTGGTAAAGATAACAAAATCAAGACTAGAGATCGGCTTCATAAGTTAGGCTTTAATCCAATTCCTGTTTATCACCCATTGGTAGATGGATGGGACTACTTTGATTACTTGGCTGAACGATATGATCGCATTTGTTTAGGTAATGTTGTACAAGCTCAAAATGAAACTAGAAAACGATTACTAGCAACAATGTGGGAAAGAAAAAGAAAGTATCCTAATTTGTGGATACATTGTTTGGGAATGACGCCTAATGAACATTCAAATGCTTTTCCATTAAACAGTTGTGATTCTTCTAGTTGGGTTTCAACAGTTAGATGGATGGATATGCCAACAAGAGCTTGTTTAAAAGCATGGGATTCTGTAGAGGAAAGAGTATTCCGTTATGATCTAAACGATCCAGAAAAAAGTCATAAAAAAACTATTCAAATCAGTGCAAACAATTGCAAAATAGATTTGATTAACTGGAGACAGTCGATATTAGAAGTTGAGAAAGTATTAGAAACTGACCATAGGATGCCATTATGAAAGCAGAAATTTTTGTTCGTTTTTCGTTTGAAGGATTTCATCATTGGAAAGATGCAACCGAACATAGAGACTATTTAAAAAATCGTCATCGTCATAACTTTTATGTTGAGCTTCGTTGTCCTGTAGATCACGATGATCGAGAAATTGAATTTCATGATCTAATTGATGAAGGAAAACAATTTTTCAAAGATGGCGAAATGAACAATATGAGTTGTGAAATGATGGCTCGAAAACTTTCTGAAGATTTATCTTCTAAGTATTATAGAACATTCACAGCAAGTGTTAGTGAAGACAACGAATGTGGAGCAACTATTACTAAGGAATACAATGTCTACTAAAATCATTGACAAAATTACTAAAGCTGGTGGAACTTACTTCGCCAACGATAACATTTCACAATACTTGTCTAAAAATGATATTGATTCAATTCAAGAAGCATTAGAAGTTAAGTTTAGAGAAATATTAGATATATTAGTAATTGATTCTGAAAACGATCATAATACTTATGAAACTCCACAACGTATTGCAAAGATGTATGTTCGTGAAGTGTTTAAAGGAAGATATGAACAAATGCCTACCATTACAGACTTTCCAAATGCTAAAAGTCTCAACGAAATATATACATTAGGACCTATAACTGTTCGTTCTGCTTGTAGTCATCACTTTGTACCTATTACTGGAAAACTTTGGATTGGTATATTGCCAAGCGATAAAGTAATTGGTATTAGTAAATTCGTAAGGTTAGCTGAATGGGTTTTGGCTAGACCACAAATACAAGAAGAATCAACTGTTCAACTTGCAGACATTATTGAATCTATGATTGAACCTAAAGGATTGGCAATCTTAATGGAAGCTACTCACCAATGTATGACATGGCGTGGAGTTAAAGAAACAGAAACAAAGATGACTACATCAGTTATGAGAGGTCAATTTGAAAACAATAGAGATTTAAAAAATGAATTCTTGAGGTTAGTCAAATGAGTTATCAATCAACTAAGACTTATGGAAACCATATAGGTATCTCTGCCGCCTTTAGACAATGGAAAGCACATTCTCATTGCCAAAAAATTCATGGATATGCTTTAGGCTTTAAATTAACATTTGAGTCAGATGTATTAGACGAACGTAATTGGGTAGTTGACTTTGGAGGTCTTAAAACTCTAAAAGCTCAAATTGAAAATATGTTCGATCATAAAGTAGTTGTAGCAGTAGACGATCCGCATTTAGATTACTTTAAACAAGGTCAAGAGCTTGGAGTATTAGATTTGGTGATTGTTCCTGACAATGGTTGTGAAAAGTTTGCTGAGATAGCTTATGACATGACTAATCAATGGTTAAAAGAAAACTTTTATAAACCAAGAGTTAGATTGGTTTCAGTTGAAGTATTTGAACATGGAGCTAATTCAGCTATCTATACAGGACCATCTAAATGAACGAATATCCAATTAACGAAATATTTGAAACAATTCAAGGTGAAGCAAGTTTTACTGGAACACCATCAGTATTTATTAGACTGCAAGGTTGTCCTGTAGGTTGTCATTGGTGTGATACAAAACATACTTGGCACATGACCAATAAATTAATCCCTATCATTAATATGGTCAAAAAGACAGAAGATGAAGATACGTATTCAAAAATGTCTGCTGAAGAAATAATGTTGTTGTTGAAAAACTACAAAGCAAAACATATTGTGATTACTGGAGGAGAACCATCTATCTATGATCTAACTGAACTTACTACTGCAATTATCAATTCTAATAGAACAGTACAAATCGAAACTGCTGGAATTAAAGAAATCAAAGCACACAAAGATTCATTTATTACATTAAGCCCTAAACTAGACATGGCTGGAGGAACTGAAGTATATTTGGATAACTTCAAACGAGTGAATGAGATCAAATTCCCAGTAGGAAAGTTAGCAGACATTAATAAACTAAAATTAAAAATAATCCCTAATACTTCTGCTAATCAAACTATTTGGTTACAACCAATCAGTCAAAGTAAATCAGCTACGAAATTGTGTATAGACCAAGCAATTTCAAATGGATGGAAAATTTCTTTGCAAACACACAAATACATGAGTATTCGATGATTCTATAAGTATTATTTTTAAGTTATAAAAGATGGAAGAAGAAAAAGTCGAAACTCGAGGTAGACCAGCTCATGTACCATCTGAAGCAAGTAGAAAACTTGTCAAAGCATTATCAGGAGTAGGTCTTACACAAAAGCAAATAGCTGACAAGCTAGACATAAGTGTGCCTACTCTTAATGAATATTACAGACGAGAACAAGACTTGGGTAAGGCTGATGCTATTGCTACGATTGCTCAAAGTTTATTCAACAAAGCTCGAAATGGTGACAATGCTTCAATGTTTTTCTTTTTAAAGACTCAAGGTCGTTGGAGAGAAAACCATGATGAATCAAACATAGATGGTAAGAAAGTAATTGTAATCAGAGGTGGGTTTAACAAAGATGCATGATCTAGAAACATCCACAATGGTTGATTTGCCAATACCTCATGCAGATCAATGGAGGATATTTAACAACGCTGGTAGGTTCAATAGAGTACGTTGTGGACGAAGATACGGCAAAACATTAATGGCTGAAATGCTTGCTTGTGAGTATGCTGTAGAAGGTAAACGAGTAGGTTGGTTTGTTCCTCAATACAAGATTCTTGCTGAAGCCTATAACGAAATTGCTGATATGCTTCACGAAGTAAAAACATCAGCTAGTAAGATCGATGGCATTTTTAATGTTGAAGGTGGTGGTAGAGTAGACTTTTGGACGTTAGAAAACGATAGAGCAGGTCGAAGTAGAAAATATCATAGAGTTATCATTGACGAAGCGGCATTTACAAAATCCAATATGCTTCACATTTGGAATACAAGTATTAAGCCTACTTTGCTTGATTACGGTGGAGATTGTTGGGTTTTAAGTACACCAAATGGAATAGATGAAGAAAACTTTTTTTATCGTATTGGTGAAGATTCTTCATTAGGGTTTATTGACCATCATGCTCCAACCCATGCAAACCCTTATCTTCCTCAAGAAGAATTAGCAAAACTTGAAAAAGAAAACCATCCATTAGTTTACAAACAAGAGTATTTAGCTGAATTTGTAGATTGGGCAGGCCAAGCATTTTTCTCTATTGATAAACTATTGGTAAATGGATTGCCAGTACCTTATCCTGAAAAAGTTACAGGGGTGTTTGCAGTTATGGACACAGCTATTAAAGGTGGTCAAGACCACGATGGTACTGCTGTAGTTTATTTTGGTCTTAATAAGTATTATGGACATCCTTTAGTAATATTAGATTACGATGTATTACAAATAGATGGTGCTTTACTTGAAGCCTATATTCCAAATGTGTTTATGCGGTTAGAAGAACTTGCAAAGTTGACTCAAGCTAGACATGGTGATGTTGGATTGTTTATTGAAGATGCAAGTACAGGAGCTATACTATTACAACAAGGACGAACAAGAGGTTGGAATACTCATCCTATTGATTCAAAATTAACTTCAGTTGGAAAAGATGAAAGAGCAATTAGTGTGTCTGGTCATTTTCATCAGGAAAAGGTTAAAATCAGTCAATATGCTTTTGACAAAGTAGTAACATTCAAAAACACAACAAGAAATCATTTACTTGTTCAAGTAACTAATTTTAAAATTGGTGACAAAGATGCTTACAAAAGAGCTGATGATTTGTTAGACTGCTTTACTTATGGAATAGCTATTGGTGTTGGTGATAAGTATGGTTTCTAAAGGATAAAAATGAGTTATACATCGATCACAAGTACTGCGATAGGTTCTCAGTTAATGGATTTGCTTTCAGCGGAACAAATCGTACCAGGCTCTGATGTAGGTTATCAACTTTGTAAACTCATTTGGGAATTTCATCCTTTAGGTGGTAAGTTGGTTGAAAAGCCAATTAAATTAGCATTATCTAAACCTAGAGTAATCACAGTTGATGCTGAACCAAAAGATATGCTTGTGGACGCATTCAATAAGGAATGGGAAAACTTAGGAGCAACTGCACACATTAGAGACACAATGTATTTAAAACGTGTCTATGGTGCTTCTGCTATTGTATATGGTGCAGATAACATTCCAACTGACCAACCTATCGATCCTTGGAAGCTACCTGATCTCAATCTTTATTTTAATCAGCTTGATCCTTTAAATTTGGCAGGTTCTATTGTTACGAATCAAAACCCAAATGCGCCAGATTTCCAAAAGCCTTTAGCTTACACAACTGCGGCAGGTCAACCATACCATCCAAGTCGTGCAGTAGTATTGTTTAATGGAACACCTATTTACTTATCGTTTCAACAATCTGCATTTGGATTTACAGGAAGATCAGTATTCCAAAGAGCTTTGTATCCATTAAAGTCGTTTGTTCAATCTATGATTACAGATGATTTGGTTACATTTAAAGCAGGTTTGTTAATTGCAAAACAAAAACCAGCAGGATCGATTGTCAATCGTTTAATGCAAACTGCGGCAGGTATTAAACGTACTTACCTCCAAGAAGGTGCAACAGGTAATGTATTATCAATTGACATCGATGAAGAAATTGAAGCGATTGATTTAAATAATACTTCAACTGCAATGACTACAGCAAGAGACAACATCATTGCTAACGTAGCAGCGGCTAGTGATGTTCCGGCATTGTTATTGAAAGACGAAGCGTTTACTCAAGGATTTGGTGAAGGTAGTGAAGATGCAAAAGCCATCGTTCAATATATTGATGGCATTAGAGAAGAAATGCACAGCTTGTATAAATTCTTTGATAAGATTGTTCAACACAGAGCTTGGAATAAAGAATTTTACGAAGCAATTAAAAACAAATATCCTGAAGCGTATGGTAATAAAACCTATGAAGAAGCCTTTTACCATTGGCAAAATAAATTTGAAGCCAATTGGGAAAGTTTGATGGAAGAACCCGAATCAGAAAAAGTAAAAGTTGAAGACATTAAATTAAAAGGCATTACAGAAATGCTTCGTACAATGTTACCTGCTGTTGATCCAATGAACAGAGCTAGGTTAATTGAATGGGCACAAGACAATTTAAATGAAATGCCAAATATGTTCCAAAGTCATTTGGATATGGATATCGATGATCTTAAAGATTACGAACCTCCAACTCCAATGGAAGAATTGAAAGAACCATCACCAAGGGATTGATTATGTTATTTAAAAAACTTGACACGAACGAACTTATTCTTGCTAATGATGATTTAGCTAAAGAATATCTTAAAGATCGTAACTACAGAGTTGCTCGTGATTCTGATATTGAGCCTAAAGATGATGCAGATTCAAAAGAATTTTTGGAAAAAAAATTAAAAGAATATCAAAGCGAATTGAAAAGTTTAGAAACAAATCCTCCTAAAGATAAAGCATTTGCTTTTGCGAGAACTAGATTGTTAAAAGCTGATATTTCTATTATTAAAGAAAAGTTATCTAAATTTAAAAATGATTCTGAATTAGCAACAACTAATGATGCTTCATCAGAAGACAAACAAAGAAAACAAAAATTAGAAAAGCAATTACAACATTTTAAAAATCAATTAAAAGAAATTCAATCAAATCCAAATCTTAGTGCTGTTAGTTTTTTTAGTTACAGTAGAACTCTAAAAAACGAAATTTCAGAATTAGAAGAAAAAATTAGAAGCATAAAATGACTTTTTTTGAAGTTATTACCGAAGCCATCAACGATATGATGGAGCATGGCTTTGATTCAGAAAAGCGAGTTCAGCAATGGATGGAGACAATTAGGATTGCCGCAATAAACAACATGATTCCTGATTCAGTTATTGAACAGGAAATGATTAGATCAATGACAAATGCTTTTAATCGGCTAACTGTTAAAGGCGGTTTAATAAATAAAAATGTATCTAAGTATGATATTGAAAGATTAAAACCAAAATTACGATCAGAGCTTGATAGAAGAATAATGACTTCTGCAAGTTTAATAAAAATGAATCGTGAAGAAGCTATTAATAATACATTAAGAAGATTTCAAGGTTGGGCTACATCTATTCCTGTTGGTGGAACTAAAGCTCAAGACAAAAACAAAACTAAAAAAAATATTAAAAAGTCTTTGACAGGTATTAGATTTGACCAACGTAGAGTTGTAGTAGATCAAACTCATAAACTCGTAGCAAACATAAATGACATAGTTGCTATCGACAATGGAGCAATAGCCGCTAAATGGCATTCTCATTGGAGACAACCAAACTATCATTACAGAAAAGATCACAAAGAGCGAGACGAAAAAACATATATTATTCGTGATTCTTGGGCACATAAAAAAGGTTTGGTAAAAGCTGTCAATGGATATACAGATCAAATTACTCAACCGGGCGAAGAAGTTTTTTGTCGTTGTAATTACCAATACATTTATAATTTAAGAAACATAAAAGATTTGTTGACACCAAAAGGTGAATTGGCATTACAATCTTCCAAAATTACTTTAAATTAATTTATGCCAGCAGTATCTGAAAAACAAGAGAAGCTAATGCGAGCTGTTGCTCACAATCCTGCTTTCGCTAAAAAAGTAGGAATACCGCAATCTGTTGGCAAAGAATTTACTCAAGATACATTAGAAGCACCTTCATTATTAGCTTTACCTACTGAAAAAACTGATAGTAGTGAACCTGATTGGGATACTGCTTCTGTTCAAAAAAAACTTCAAGGATTGTCTGCTAAATTAGCAGAATTAAGTAGATCAATTGTTGGTTTAAAAGCCGACGAAGTAGTACCTAGATTTGGTGAAGTTAAATCTGATGCAATGCCAATAGACAATCAAGGCGGTCCATTTGGTAGAGCTTCAGGAATTATGTTTCTTACACCTGAAGGCGAAACATTATTGATTCGTAGAGGATCAGGTGGTGGGGATTTTCCAAATACTTGGTGTGTTCCGGGCGGACATCAATTGCCAAATGGAGAAACACTTGAAGAAACCGCACGACGTGAATGTAAAGAAGAAACTGGAATTGATTACACAGGTCCATTAGAAGTACTTCATGACGATGGTCAATTTTGCACTTATGTTGCAAAAAACGTTAAAAAAGAAAATGTTGTTCTTAATTACGAATCTACTGGCTACGATTGGTGCAGTCCTGATCGTCCTCCATTGCCATTACACCCAGGTCTTGATATAGCATTTAAAATTGCTTTGGCTAAAACAGAATTTGACTATGCTGAATTAGTTAAATGTGATTTATTGCCAAGTCCTCAAATGTATGCTAACGTCATGTTATTGGCGATTAGAATAACTGGAACAGGTTTAGCATATCGTTCAAGTATAGGAGAACACGTTTGGCGTGATTCTAGTATTTACTTAAACGATGAGTTTTTGAAAAGATGTAACGGTTTAATTGTTGTGATGGATCATCCTGAGTCAGCAGTTTTAACCTCTAAAGAATTTAAAGATAGGGCAGTTGGAAGTATTATTCTGCCTTATATCAAAGGTGATGAGGTTTGGGGTATTGCTAAAATTTACGATCAAGACGCAGTCAATACGATCTTATCGCAAGAAGTTAGCACTAGCCCATCTGTCGTTTTTGACCAAACGGCAGGCAACACTACACTTACGACTGAGAATGGAGAGCCACTCTTAATCGAAGGTGTACCATTTCTTTTAGATCATATAGCTATCGTTACTGAAGCTAGAGGTTCTAAAGGAGTATGGGACAAGGGTGGCGAACCCAAAGGCGTTTTATTAACTAACAATGAGGTATCTGATATGTCAGAAAATAAAGTAGAGCCGAAAGCAGATGCTCAAGGCGATAAACTAGATGCCATTCTTTCGGCTCTCAATAGCATTAGCGTGAGAGTTGATGAGATGGAAAAAAACCTTCCCGCACCTCCACTCGTTACTGCCGCTGACAAAAAGCGCAAAGACGATGACGATATGCGCATGGATGATGAAGACTTGGAAGAAAAAAATATGGAATCTCCCAAGCACGTCATGAAAAAAGCTGATAAAAAGCGCAAAGATGACGATGAAATGGAAATGAAAGATGACGACGATGATATGAAAAGACATCGTAAAGATAATGACGATTCCATGAAACGTAAAGATTACATGGGTTCAAATCCTGTTGAGCATGGACCAGCAGGCGAAATAAAACCTGATGATGACGATGCCAAAATGGACGATGATGACGAAATGGCTATGAAAAAAGACGAAGAAGCCGCTGAGTATGCAGATATGCAAGCTAAGTGTGATTCAGTTTTAGCCGCTTTTGGTAAATCAGCTTCACGCCCATTACAAGGTGAAAGTTTGATGGCTTATCGTAAACGTCTGTTGCGTGGTCTTCAAGCCTATTCCGACAGCTTCAAAGACATTAATTTGGCATCAATCAAAGATGCTAAATTGCTTGACTTAGCTGAAAAACAAATTATCAACGACGCAATGACTGCCGCAAAAACATCTAGTCATGTTTCTGGCGATCAGTTGATTGCTATTCAATCAAGAGACTCTAGCGGTCGTACAATCACTAAATACCGTGGTTCTATGAGTGCTTGGCTTGATGACTTCAAAGTACCTCCAATGAGAGCTACTCAGTTTCACACCGCTAACAATCAACGCTAAGAGGTAAAAGATTATGTCTAATTCAGTATCAATCAGCCCAATGCTGACTACCAATGCGGCAGGTTTGTTTAACGTCAATTCCCAAGGTTACACCCAAGGTGACGCACAAGACGATCCCGCAGTCAAGTTTTACTTGGCAGGTGGTGTTTATTCATCAGCCGCAACTAGTCCAATGTGGGGTGGTTTGCCTATTCAAGAATTTAGTCCTGCCGCTACTGGTCAGCCCGGAACTAATACTTTGGGTAGTACAATTGCTCTTGCAACAGGTTCTGCCGCTCCAACTGGTATTTCTGTTTACAACCAAGCATACGCAGGTATTACAACACCTCAGTCAACTGCTCCGTTGTTTACGCCCGGAATGTCAGTCAATTACTACCGTTTTGGTTCTGGCGCAAGAATTCCTTTAATCATTGATCCTAATTCTTTGACAATTGAAGGAACATTGGTCAGTACAACTGTGTATTTTGATTACACAAACAATTGGGTAACAACAACACAGCCCGGTACTCAGCCCGCACTTCCTGTTAAAGTTCTTGCAGTAAGCACAACTGGCAATAAAACTGTTAGCTATTCAAGCGGTACAGGTTTTGCTAATTGGATTTATACGCAAAACGTGGCGTTGTGCCTAATCTAAACTAAGGAGAATAAATTATGTCAGGATTTGCACCGTCATTTGTAACAGTCAACCCCCACTTCATGATGCCTGAACTCATCATGCAGTATTCGTTGGCTTCTGGAGCATTTACAACACTTGCTACTGAAAATCCCATGCCTCGCTTGGGTGAAGCAGACTTGTACGTTTATGCTAAGAAAATTCAGCTTACTTCTCAAGTACAAGCTAATCAATCACAGTTTAACCAACTGCCTAGCGCATCGGTTATTCCTTCAATGATTAGCACAGCTACTTATCGTATGCAAACTCGTGCTCAGTACGACAATTTTGATGAAGCCGCTACTGGCGTTTGGGGTTATGCGTTGCCTGAAGCAATGCGTTTAGCCGCTAGACAAGGTATCGCTCAACAAATGCGTAATGCTTTGTTGTATGGATTTAACCCTGCCAATGGCGAAGGTTTGATTAATACATCTGGCGCAACTGCTGTGTCCTTAGGTGCAGATACAAACGGTAATACTGGATACTCGACATGGGATTCAGGTCAATTGGCTCAATATATGTTGAACCTGATTGGCGCTTTGAAAGTTCGTACGCTCCAAATTGGTCAACCTTTGCGCTTAGTGTTTCTTGCACCTCAGCGTTTCATTAGCCAAATCTCTTACTCTGGTGTTGTGTCTTTGACTCAATTCCAACGTATTGGTGCTGGTGTTGAAACAGCCGCAGGTTTGATTGAAACTGTTGCTAAATGGGCAGGTGGTGATGACGTTAGCTTTGCCGCTGATGATACATTGATCGGTCAAGGTACTGGTGGTACAGACGCAATTCTTTTGATTGCTCCTGAACTTAAAATTCCTAAAGCCAACAATCGCATCAATACCAACGTGTTTGCTACATTGACACCCAATATCACAGCTACTAGCTTAATGTTGACCGATGTATCAGCACCTACAGAGATTCCTACTCCCATTCCTGATGGCGGTATTACTACTCTGTATACAATGCGTACTACTTCTGGTTGGGGTATTCGTCCTGAAGCTCTAACTATTTTGTCAGCCGCATATTAAGGTTAGAAGTTTCTTTGCAATTTAAACCCCTCGCTCACAAGGCTTGGGGTTTCTTTCTTTGGAGAAAAAAATGTTTGGATTGAAGACACTTGAAGACGATTTAAAATCATTTATGCAAGAAGTGCGTGATTTTATGTCCAATGTTTCCGGTTTTGGCTCTACAACTGTTGCTGATGAAGCTCCTGCCGCAGAACCTGCTCCTGTAGCAACTCCTGCTGTTGATCCTGCTCCTGTTGATGCAACACCTGCTCCTGTAGTAGATGCCACCATTACAGCACCTGCTGATGCACCTGTAGTGACAACTACTCCTGATGCACCTGTTGTAACTCCTGATGCTACACCTGCACCTGTACCTGCCGCTGACCCAGCAACAACAGGACAATAATTAAAAAAACTCGTGTGATGCCGAGTCTTTTGATTTTGCAAGGGCGGGGTTTCTCAAAAGGAAGCCGCATCATCCGTCCTTGCATCCCGAAAAGGTTTAATGATGAAACTTTATGTCGCTAACTGTACAAAACAAGAGTTCCTGTTTACTTATATGCTTCCAGAGAACGTAAAAGCGTTTTCTCATCATATTCGTTCAGGCGCTCAAATCGAACTTAATCATTCCAAAGATGAAGTTGATGCAATCGTCAAACAGCATAGCATTTATGGAATGCAACCTGTTGAAAGCATAAAAAAAGGTTTTGGTGGTTTGACTTATCGAATTGACAAGCCAATCAATGTCAATGCCATCGAACAAGGTCTTTCACAAAAGGATCAAGAAGCCATTGAACAGGCTTTAGAGGCTAGAAAAATAACTGCTGTGGTGTCTGACAAGATCATTTCAGAAAAAGCACAAGAATTGGGTTTAAAAACCAAATCAGGTTTAGAAGTTGAAGTGGTTGAAGAAAAGAAAAATTTGGCAGATACAGAGCCTAAATTTGAACAAACTATTGAAGTTGTCAAAGAAGGTTTATCTCCAATGAAAAGTCGTGGCAGACCAAGAAAATCTTGATAGAATGAAATTATGAGTGACCCCATTACTAATCCTCCCACATTAGCAGGTTTCATTGCTTGGGCGCAAGCGGTGATGGGGTTAACTTCAATTGTTATACCGCCAACTGATGTTGGATATAACTATGCTTTCAACATTGCCTTAGATGTTGTACCGCAAGATTTTGCATCAACAGTACCTGACATTTATACGTTGACTGTTTATAACTGGGCAGGTTCTCAATTGTTGCAATTTCAACAAGATCAGCCAGGTCAAAATTTCTTTGCTACAGCTCGAAACGCCTACGGCATCAACAATTTCACAGCAGGTGTAATTAATAGTGCATCTGATGTTTCAACAAGCGAATCTCTTACCATTGGTCATGGATTGCAAAACTTATCCATGATGGATTTACAAAGAATAAAAGACCCATACGGCAGAACTGCATTGGGATTTATGCAATCTATTGGTACGCTTTGGGGTCTTACATGAAATTGCATTTGGGTGTCATTGACGTTCCAGAACCCGAAGGTAATACTACCTATGGCGTGGCAATGATTCTAGAAGAAAAGTATGGTTTGTTTTCAAAATTTGCTGAGAGCAATATTAAAAACATTTCATCACATTTGACTGATAGCGTAGCAGGAGCTTTAGAAACTGTATTGCAAGGCGGTAAAGTTAAAAATCCTTTTGCATCTGCTGAAAGTGCTATCGATAAAGACTTTAGACATTTTCTCGACATTGAAGAAATGGCTAAATTAGGTGTTGAAGGTGTACCTACTAAAGCCGCCTTAATGGGTAAAAGTATTAGATTCAAAAGAAAAGTAGGGCCAAGAAGACCTTCATTCATTGATTCTGGTGTGTTGCAAGCCTCTTTTAAGTCATGGGTTGACTAATGGCATCAGTAGAAGAAACAATAGGCGCAAAGACCCAATTAGGCTCTGGTTTAGCTGATGGTCTACACACGATTTCAGGCAATGAAACAGTTACG